GGTTCGCATAGCCGCCGAAATTGACTGCCACTTCAACATCTTTGCTTTCACGACCGTTGAGCGTGCAATAAAAATCAAGAGACGCCTGAACAAGGTCACGCAGCGCCTTGTTGAGGACATCGGTGACCCTGTTTCGGGTATAAAGCGTAGTTTTTTCCTTTTCGCGCTGCGCCTCGGCGTTGTCGAGCTTTTTAACGTCAATGCCGAGCGTGGACGGGGAAATTATGCCCTGCAGACAGAGGTCAAGCGCAGTGCAGTACGAGGACAGTAAAGCCTCATACTGGATGGTGCCCTGTGTCGTCTCGATTTTCTGCTGCGCGCCCTCCGCCATGCTGCCCTGCAGTTGGATATAATCATTATCAAAGTCATTACTTTCGAGAACCTCTCCGGTGCGGACATTGCGCGGCAGCAGGTCGACTGGTATGTACTCCTTTATCTGACCTTTGCGCACGGCGAGCATCCACTGAGAAAACACCTCGTCAAAGGCATCAAAATCATCGAGCTTGCCGTCATAGATTGATTTTCCGCGCCCGGGGTAGATAGTTGACCGCCGGAACATCAAAGGCACTGCGGGCAGGAAATGAGCGTTATTTTTGATGTTCTTGCATCCTTCAAGCTCCGGGAATGCAGAAATATCTACTTCCTTATCGTTCGACACATCCACCAGCGAATATGTTATGCTGTCATAGTCGTACCGCTCTTTGAGCAGATACGGCTTCTGATTGATAGTCCGCTTTGTCTTGAAAACAACCGCGCCGATCCTGCCTCGGTTATACTCGAAGTCCACACGGTCGGCAGGATAGAACTCAATAATCGGCAATTTGCTAACCGTGGGGTCATACGACAATTTAAAAGCGCCGTCACCCAGATACAAAGTATCTCGGACGGCGTCGCTTATTATGTCGGTTATGAGGTTTTCTTCGGCTATGTCCTCCCACACCTTCCCCATGTCGGGGTCATCAACGGTAATAGCATACAGGTCTCCGACACAAACATCGGTCAGCGTATCGACTATCAGTGACGGCAGCCCGGTGTGAATTTTGCGGATCTTCATTCCGCGCGTCGGCTTGCTGCCCCAAAAGTGTCCGTTGCCTATGTTGTCCTGAATATGCGCATAAAGCTCTTCGATTTCGTTCGCCCTGCCGCGATACCAGATACGGTCTTTAAATACTTCGGCGTCATGGTCCATAAGCTGATGGATATTTATAGACACTCCGTTATCTGTGCTGATATTCAAAAAGTTCCTTACGGCGGTTCTGACTCTGTCGCCTAGGCTCATTTAATCCCCCTCCTGTTACTGCGCCGATCTGCTTAACATACGGCAGCCATCCGTACTGCGACGCATTTATTGTGTGGTCGTTTCGGTCTTCCGGCTGATTGTCTTTGTCCTGCTGCCAGCTGTACAATTCGAGCTCTGCGATGTGGTTCTTGCAGTGGTCGCACACAAGGTAATGCCCCGTGTGCAGCCAGCCGAGCTGCAGGTTTATACGGTCAATTATCTTTGTCGCCTTATAGGCGTTATTGAAAGAATAAAGACAGGCGTTATTCCGACGGTACTTCAAAAGTTCCGTCATGGTCGCCTGGTCCGCGGAATCGATAAAGACATTCCGTGCGAGCCCCCACTCCTTGCGGTTGCGCTCCAAAAAGTCAATGTAGTTGCGCACCGTGTCGCTCGGCGCTATCGGCTCGCTGATGTCTCGGTTGTTATAGACCCGCTCGTCCAGGCATATTACCTTGCGGTCGGCGGTGATGCCGAGAAACATCATTGCTATCGTGTCCGGAGACTGCGAGGAATACGCCGTATCCAGCCCGGACGAAAACGCGATGAATTCAAACGGATCATTCTCATCCTCTAAGCGCTTGCGTATCGCCGCTTTTGATATAACATGCCGCTTGCGGTCAAAATTAGAAAAGACAAGCCCGGTGGCTCGTCCTCTCAATCCGAGTATTTTGTTTTTATATATCTTCGTGCCGGCGGGAACGTTGCTTATAATCTGCTGCCGCTTTTCGGGTGTCAGGGCGGCATTGTGGTCAAACGAGAAGTACCACCACACCCATCCGGGCATTGCCGGCTCGGAAAGCATCTCAAGCAGTTCCGTCGGCGCGTCATCTGCATATTCGGGCAACGGTCGGGAACGGTTAATATATTCCGAATACACCGGCAGGTTCGGGTCGTCGGGGTTGAGCGTAGCAAGCAGATAATCGCAACGCATAGCCGCCTCGCGCACATACTCCATATCCGCAATGTTTATCTCGTCGATATAAAGGCAGCCATACTGGCCGCCCAGAGCCTTTTTCCAGCGAGCTTTGTTGTCGTAGCCGAGCACATAGATTATTTTGTCCTCTGCTCCTGTGCGAAAGACGATATGCGGCAAGCTGTACTGACCCCTACCGCCGCTGTTGTATTCTACCCGGGAACCGAACACATCTATAATGCCGAGTTCCTTGTTGATGATGTTTTTTTCTATTGTTCCGGTGTCCAGACCGCTGACGATGTGAATCTTTTTCGGACTCGCCGCGACGCGAAACATGAACTTCATGATGCCGACTGTAGTCTTGCCGGCATAGGTCGTCCCCTCGAGGAACTCGACCGACGCCGAGCGGCAGCGGAGGAAATCGCGGAACTTCTTACTCAGCAGGACCTCACTCATTGCTGCTCAACTGCCTCAGAATACTGTCGAGCTTGTCAGACGGTTCTATCTTAGCTTCAATTCCATCCTTAAACAGGCTGAAACGCTTTCCAAGCAGCTCCGCAGCCTTCAGGCGCTCTTTTTCGTCCGGCGGCTTATCCAGCACCTTTGCCGCACTGCAGCCGTCGCCTTGACCTTCCACAACCACGACGCTCGCCGTGCTGTCTCCGCGCATCACGGCGGTGAGGTACTCCATGACCTCCTGCGCGTCGGCTATCTTTTTCGAGCTCAGTTCATCGAGTTTTGCTTCGATGTAGGCTTTAACATTAGCATTTGTTAGCAGCCTTGACGCATTGGCTCTCGCAGCATCATCCGATTTTATCCGTGGATAAGCAGCCTTGTATGCTCTTGTCGCGTTGCAGTCGATGATGTACTCGTCTGCAAACCGCCTTTGCTTGTCGGTCATGGGTTCACCTCCGTTCTTGTGACTTGAAATAAAAAAACACCCTTTCGGGTGTAAAAAAATAAAAAATTTTTTTAATTTTTTGGTAAACATAGCGTTACTCTACGCTATAATAGGGGTACAGCGAGCGCAGCTATTCGCACCTCGCAAGTCTCTAAGGAAGGAGTAATGCATATGTCAACTTATGAGTTGATCACTTCAATTTGCAGGATATTATCTATTATAATTGAGCTTATCAATACCTGCAAAAAAGAAGGAAAACCCACATGGCGTGGGCGAGTGAAAATCTCGCTCAACATTCCGCTCTTATTATATGCAGAGATTATGAAAAAATCAAGTACTGTTATTGCAATCATTTTCATCGTCGCAAGCATGTCGCTTTGGTGCATATCGAGATTCGTCAGTTACATACCTGGCATTATCATCAGCGTTTTTGCAGTAATATGCGGCGTGTGCGCAATCATAATTCTCGCAAGAAAGGATGTCTAAGATGACAGTAAAACCAATCAAATTGTCCCCGAAGCGCGGAAACCACGGTCATATCACAAGCTACACTATCAACATCGGCTCTGCCGAAGCAAGAGAATGCGGCTTTACCGAAACCGGTGTGCAGCTCGAAAAGGTCGTTGACCTTGACCGCAAAGAGATCATCATACGAATCAAAAACGAATAAGTCATGCAGGCGTCGCGATTTCGCACCGTCTTTGCTTTTTACATTTCAAAGACCCCGCTATTTATGACGCCGCGGGGCAGGCGTGGTGAAAGGGGACATAAAAATGAAGAATAGAATATCGGTAACATTCTTCATCCTAATGCTAACAGAAATGAATTCCTCATTGTCCTCAACTTTGCCGAATATAGCGATAGCAAATATTGCTACAATTCTTGGCGGTGTTATTACCGCCAGTCTTTGCCGCCACATCTTCCCATGTCAGTCCCTCGATAAAGCGTAGCGTGAATATCTGCCGGGTCAGGCTGTCGGGAATATCCGATATGTAGCGCTCAAGTCGGCTGCGCTCATATATGTGCTGCTCGATTTTAGCCTGGATTATAGCTTCGAGATCCGTTATCTCCGCTATGCAGCGTTCAAGCGCAGGCTCAGGGTTCGGGCTATGCGGCATACCGTCGTAGTTCGGCGACCTCGGGCAGAGCAAATTTGCCCGCAGTTCCGCAAGCCTCTCACGGTCAAGCTCTATCTCCTTGTCAAGGTAGTACAGCTGCGACAACTCTTTAAGCGTCATTTGACAGCCTCCTCTCGGGTCTTATCGTGCTTTTCAATCTCCGGCTTCAAGCAATGCCGAAATGGGCACAAAGGCTTTTCTCCGCCGGTCTGGACGAGAAACACACAATGCTCATTCGGGCAAATCTCAGACACTGATGTCACCGCCCCTCATGATATCCACCGGGCATAAAGCTCGCCAATCTTTCCGGCACATCTGCAAATTTGTCCCCATCTACCCCCGCAAACACTACGGTCCCGACAAAGCTTTGTCCGCCGAAATCGAAATTGTACGGCAGGTTCCAGAGCTTACCGTCCTCGTTGCAGATAATCACAAAATCTGATGCGAGTGTTACTGTCTCGATGTATCCACCGACGATGCTCTGTAAAGTGCCGAGGTCGTTCGTTATAGTTTTTATCTTCGGCGCTTTTCCCGGCTCTTTGATTATGACCTTTATTTTTTCTGCCATGATTTATCTCACCCTTTCCGCTTTGACTTTTTGTATTCGTGCCTTAAGTACGCGCATGACTGTATCGTGTGTGGCTGCCCGGTCTCTGATGGCTGCCCTAACATCCCCACCGCCCCCCCCCCC